AAGCAAATATCACTTCAATAAATCGCTTTTAAGGCATCACAATCGCTCTGTGGTGAGGTAAGCACGTGCAAGGCATGTCGATAGGCAGCGAGAATGAAAAATGCGTCAGAATGCGTTTGAGGAGGTTTTAAGAAATGAGTACGATAGCTGAGCTTGTCAGGGCTAATTTTCGTGAAGAGTTGGTGCGTTGGTATCGGTATCGTTCATCGTCCAGTTTGCCGCTTGATGAGTTGTATGAGCACTCACCTGCCGCACGGCGCTATCCGCGTGACCGTGTTCTTCGACGGTTGTTCAGACTCAATAATGAGTTTCAGCGCAACAGAATTATCCGGAGTCTGGATTTAAAGTGAAGGAGTGAGCATGAGCGACCTATCATTAACCCAGCCAAAGCTAAAAGAATGTCCGTTTTGCGGCGGTAATGCTCGTCTGTGGGTTGAGGCCGGAATAAATATTGATGTGTGGGGCTATGCAGAATGTGACCTCTGTGAAGCCAGGGGGGCATGGGCACCATCAGTTGCTGCGGCGGCTGAAAAATGGAACCGGAGAGCAGGAGATGAAGCAAACCTTTCTGCTTCGCAACGAAGCAATCAGAAATAACGCCATAGACGCCATTCTCTCACTACCCATCGACGACAAGTCACCCCACGAAGTCCACGTTAAAGAACCCAAGCGCAGCAAAGCGCAGAATGACCGTATGTGGCCGATGCTGAACGATGTTTCGCGTCAGGTGCTATGGCATGGTCAACGGCTGGCGCCGGAAGACTGGAAAGACCTGTTCACTGCCCTGTGGCTTAAGACCAAAAAACTGGAGCAACGAAGTGTGCCTGGTATCGATGGTGGCGTTGTCATGCTTGGCGTGCGTACCAGCAAAATGCGGAAGGCCAGCATGACTGAGCTTATCGAAATCATGTTCTGGTTCGGCTCAGAGCGCAACGTGCGGTGGAGTGATGACTCCCGGCGAGAGTATGAATGGTCACAACGAAAAGGTAGGGCTGCATGACTATCAAATCAAATACACCAGCACACGACAAGGACTG